GCGGATAACTCTGTATTGATGATTAACAAAGAAAAATTAATGCTGATTTGGCAAGCGTTAATGAACGCTAAAACAAGTAATCATGCGAATGCCTTGAAGCATAAAACCGCTATGGAGCAATCGGACAATCCGGCGGAATATGATTATTCGGACGGGTGGACAACCGGTTATGGGGAGTATTTGAAGGAGTTGAGCAATGAGTAAGGTGTATTTAGCTCTGTACAAGGGGCGAGGCGGTAGCCTCTATGACCGATTTACAGATGGGCTTATTCGTCACATCACGAAGGGTCAATATAGCCATTGTGAAATTGCCATTGAGCAAACGGCGTTTTTAAGTGGCGATTATTATCCGTATATCACCTACGATTGTTACAGTTCAAGTCCTCGTGATGGCGGTGTGCGAAAAAAAGAAATGACCCTTAAGACAGAAAAATGGGATTTAATTCCGCTTGATAATCTCACTGAAGAACAAGTGAAAGCCTATTTTAAGAAGACAAAAGGGGCTAACTATGATTGGCAAGGCGTGTTTGGCTTAGTATTGGGTTTTCGTGAGAAGAAAAGTAAATTTTTTTGCTCGGAATGGTGTTTTAATGCCATATTCAGAAGCGAAAAGGGCTGGCGGTTTAATCCTAATCAGTTGGCTCAAATAGTGGCTGATTTTAAACGGATTTAACACTAAGCGACCTTTTTTGTTTCGGCAAACAGTTTAATTCCTTGTGTGACAATTTGGGTTTTAGAAAGTCCTGTTTGCTCCGATAGTTCAGAAAGTAGAGCAATAATATCTTCGTGAAGTTTGTAGGATTGCAACCGAACACCACGCTTAGCATCGCTTTTTGCTTGAATTTCTTGTTTTGTCATTGCCATAGTGTTTTCCTATAAATTGTTGATTTTTAATAGCTGTGGTTGTAGTATTTAGGAACTGCCTAGCAGAGATGGCAGTCTCTGCCAGGACTTTTAGCCTTCTAATCTAATAAGCTGGCGTGCTTATTAAGATTAAGATAACTAGGATTAACAACTTAAAATACATAATCCCGTTCCTTTTAGTTACCGCTCTCAACAAGGGCGGTTTCTTCATTTCTCAAAATTCATAATGTGTCCACAAGCTAATTATTTTTACCGTTTGTTTTTCCTCTAAAACGGCATAAACAAGGCGGTGTTTAATATTAATACGCCGTGAATAAGCCCCTTGTAAATCGCCTAGCAGTTTCTCATAAGGCGGGGGTGTCTGATAGGGATTTTCACGGATAAGGTCTATCAATGCCTTCGCTTTTTTCTCCAATTTTGCCGATTTGAGCTTAGGTATATCATCAGCTGCTTTTTTCGTATAAACGATGGAATACATTACCACTGTACCTCGTTTTCTGACAGGCATTCATCAAGTGGCGTTTGTAATCCCTCTATGATGTTTTCTTTCATCGTTGGAATAGAAGAAAGATACAGTGTTTCCATCAGATCGTTATAATCTTCTTCACTGATAATAACAGCATTGCCGTCTTTCGTACTCACATTGACCGGTTCGTTATATTTAATCGTCTGTTCCAACAGTGAAAAAATATTTTTTCTAAAATTCGTGATATTTGTATTTAGCATCTAGGAACCTCTCTATTTTATTTTTATGTACATTATAATGTACGCTTTATGGTTGTCAATGCGATAGGAATTCTTAGCGGGTGCAGGTGAATTTATTTTTCACATTTCAAGCCACTAGACCGCTCTTTTTTGACCTTGCACAATAGCTGAGATTTCCTAAGATTTCCTAAGATGTCTGAAATTTCCCTTAACTTAACCGAAAGGATTTTAATATGGATTATTTGCATGGTGTGCGTGTTATTGAGATTAACGAAGGTACTCGCACAATAAAAACCGTGGCAACGGCGGTTATCGGTGTTGTTTGTACCGCAAATGATGCTGATAGTGAAGCGTTTCCACTTAATACCCCTGTTTTATTAACGAATCCGTTGACTGCGATTGCTAAAGCGGGCAAGACGGGTACGTTGGCGAAAACCCTTGAAGCAATTAGTGATCAGGTCAATACGTTGACTGTTGTAGTGCGTGTAGAAGAAGGCAAAAAAAGCAAAACCAAAGCCACGAGAAGAAGCGGTAGCGGTGGCGATAGTGAGAGCGATGTCCAAGACGAAAGCGTCAGCGACACTGAAACTGATAATGCACAAACCACGGCAAATATTATCGGTACGGTAACAGAAAAAGGACAGTATACGGGTATGAAAGCCTTGTTAGTTGCCCAAAGTAAAATCGGCGTAAAACCTCGTATTTTGGGTGTGCCTTACTTGGATAATAAAGCCGTTGCCACGGAATTAGCCAGCGTCGCTAAAAAGTTAAATGCGTTTGCGTATATATCCGCTCATGGTTGCGAAACCAAAGAGCAAGCGGTTCAATATCAAAAAGGATTTGGACAGCGTGAAGTTATGGTTATTCATGGTGATTTTTTAGCTTTTGATGTTAATAGTAAGAAGGTTGAAAATGAAAGTGCGGTTGCTCGTGCGTTAGGATTGCGTGCGTATTTAGATAAAACTATGGGCTGGCATAAAACGATTTCTAATGTGGTTGTCGAGGGGGTGAGCGGGGTGAGTCGTGATATTACCTTTGATATTCAAGATACCAGTACAGACGCCAATTACCTGAATGAACATAACGTCACTGTACCGATTAATTTTAATGGTTATCGTTTGTGGGGGTCTCGTACTTGTTCTGCCGATCCGTTATTCCAGTTTGAAAACTATACACGTACCGCTCAAATTTTGCGTGATACGATTGCGGAGGCTCACGCCTGGGCAATTGATAAGCCGATGACCCCAACCTTAGTGAAAGACATTATAGAGGGTGTGAATGCGAAATTTAGGGAACTTGTCGCATTAGGCTATCTTGTTGACGCCAGCTGTTGGTATGACGCTGAGATTAATAGCAAAGAGACGTTAAAAGCGGGGCGTTTGTATATTGACTATGACTATACACCGGTACCGCCGTTAGAAAATTTAAATTTCCGTCAACGTATTACCGACCGTTATTTAACTGAATTTGCATCTAAAGTCGCTGCTGCTTAGGAGATGAACTATGTCTTTACCCAATAAATTAAAATTAATGAATTTACACCAAGACGGCGAAAGTTATTTAGGGCAAGTCAACGAGGTTACTCGCCCCAAACTCGCCATTAAAGCGGAAAGTTATCGTGCAGGCGATATGTTAGGCGAAGTCGATATTAATTTAGGCTTAGAAAAATTAGAGGCTGAATTAAAATTCGGTGGGCATATGGAGAATATGCGTGCTTTATTCGGTTCGGCAGAAATTGGCGGCGTACTGTTGCGTTTGTCGCAGGCTTATCAACGTGATGACACGGGCGAAGTAACCGCTGTTGAATTAGTTATGCGTGGGCGTTATACGGAAATTGATCCGGGTAATGCGAAAGTGGGCGATGATACGGAAGAAACCTTTAAGGCTTCACTCACGTATTACAAAGAAATCGTCAACGGTAAAACGCTGATTGAAATTGATTTAATTAATCATGTTTTTGTTGTCAATGGTGTAGATCGCTTAAAAGAACATCGCCGAGCCATCGGTTTATAATCGTATAGGAATTGTAAGGAAAAAAAGATGAAAAATAAAACTGTTACACTGATTCAGCCGTTAAAACGTGGCGAAACGGAAATCAATGAAATTCGTTTAATTAAGCCAAATGTTAATGCCCTTAAAGGCTTGAAGATGTTTGATGTAATGCAAATGGACGTTGACGCTTATTGCCAACTGTTGCCACGTGTAACGCAACCGTCTTTAGGGAAAATGGAAATTTTAAACCTTGATCCGATTGATTTTACCGCCCTTTGTTCGGAGGTAATCGGTTTTTTCGTCAAAACGGAAACGAACGATACGACGGAGAATACAACGGCGACACAACAGGCTTAGTTATTCCTCATTGCGTAGAAGACGCTATTGCGGATATTGCCACTATTTTTCATTGGTCGCCGGCTGTATTTGATGAAATGGATTTAGCGGAATTGATGTTGTGGCGTGAAAAAGCAAGAGAAAGAAGCCAAGTAGATGTGTAAAAAGTGCGGTGAGATTTGACGAATTTCACCGCTTTTTATTAGCCCTTTGGAAGGAAAAGCAATGATTCAATCTAATGCAATGATGGCGTATGGTTTTTTTGTTTTTATGCGGTCAACGATACCTTATCAGGAGACACAAAGAACTATTACGTGGCGACATCCGACAAATTCAGTGATAGGGGAATTACCCAAAACACAATTTACAGGAAAGGATAGCGAAACATTAACCATTAATGGCGTGTTAATGCCTGAAATTACGGGATCTACTCTCAGTATTACTGCCCTTGAAACCTTAGCGGAACAGGGGGAGCCCTTGCCGTTAATTGATGGGAGTACTTTTCTTGTTTTAGGCTGGTTTGTCATTGAGGAAATTAGCGTCGGGAAATCCTATTTTTTTGCGGACGGTGCTTCACGTCGCATTGATTTTTCAATGAAGTTAAAACGGACAAACGAAAGTTTGTTAAAAGATATTGGCGATACGTTAAAGAGTTTAATTGAACTATGAGCTATTCTGAATTTTTAGACCGCACTGTAGCAAATCATCATCGGATTCCTCATTATCGCTTGAGGGTGATAACGCAAGATGAAAACAAAAAAGACATTACTACGCTAATTAGCCATCGCTTAATGTCGATGACGATTGCTGATAACAGGGGATTTGAGGCGGACGAAATTGATATTCAGCTAAGTGATCATGATGGGAAATTGGCGTTTCCTCGCCGTGGTGCAATGCTTGAAGTAGCCATTGGTTGGCAAGGGGAGCAATTAATCCCTAAAGGTAAATTTATTGTTGATGAACTGCAATATAGCGGAAGTCCGGATAGTCTTACTCTTCGTGCAAGAAGTGCGGATTTGAGAGGCTCACTTAGCGATAAAAAAGAACGTTCCTTTGATAATATTTCATTTGAAAATTTGATTAATCAGATTGCAAAAGAAAATCAACTTGAGGGGGCTTGTGCCGAGGCGTTTAAAGAAAAAGTGATTCCGCATTTAGATCAGACCAATGAAAGTGATATTAATTTGTTAAGTCGTTTAGCGGAAAATTACGATGCCATTGCCACGGTGAAAAACGGTAAATTATTATTTATGCCGGTGGGAATGGGGTTGACTGTGAGCGGTAAAGCCTTGCCGACCATTGAGATTACAAGGCAGATGGGCGACAATTTTTCTTTTTCGTTGACAGAAAACGATAATTATACGGCAGTCCGTGCTTATTGGCATAATATGGATAATGGAAAAAAGGGCGTGGTTTTAATTGATAAAAATACCAAAATAGAACGCTTGGCAAAACCGACACACCCCACAGAGGAAGGCGGAACAAGCACGGAAACCTCAAAAACCAAGAAAAAAGTTACGCTTGTTCAAACTCAACCGGTGGAAACCGATAGCAATAAGATGAAAACCTTGAGACATACCTATAAAACAGAAGCTTATGCTATCAATGCTGCTAAAGCTGCTTTTGACAAAATGCGAAGGGGGATTGCGAGTTTGTCTATTAATTTAGCTGATGGGAATGCTTTGCTTATGCCGGAATTGCGTGTAAAAGTACGAGGGTTTAAAGATCAGATTGACAGTAGTCGCTGGATTATCAGTAAAGTTACCCATAATCTCACCACAAGCGGATTTACAACCTCGTTAGAATTGGAGTTGGATATTAATGGTGAGGTGAAATAAATATCTACCATGTTTGCATTTTAAACAGGCGACCTAAATTATTTTCCGCATCATTCAGTTTTAAGAGATATTCAGATTCTGAAATAAAATTATTATTTGTCATCTCGTCAGATAACAATGTAATAAAATGTTGAATTCCATAATTTGAGTATTCTCTAATAATTCCAATCAAATTATTTTTTGGATTGAAATCAAGACCCTCAAAAATGCCATCGTGATATATGAATAACGGTGGGTATTTTTCTTCCGAGTAAAAACGGGCAATTGCCATATCAAACGCAATGCAGAGTAAACGGCGATAAGAATTTCCTTTCCCTTTTTCGTTTTTTGTACCTTCAGATTCAAAATAAGCATCAAACTCCAAAAAACCGTTTTTATTCTGTTCAACTTTTATAATAGCTTGTTCACCCAATACATCACGGATAATCTCAACAAAATAATTTCTTATTTTAATAAAGGTACTTTCAGAGGAGTTTAAAACATTTTGAGTAAGATTTTTTTGTATTTTTTGGATAAGATCTTCTTGTTCTCGTTTAATATCTAGCAGTTTGTTTTCCTGTTCTAGAATTTCATCAACAGATACTTTTTGTTGTTTAAGTAAAACAAGTTCTGCTTTTTTGTTATCAAGATATTTGGAGATTTTTTTGTATTTATCAAAAATATCTTTTTCATTAAGAAACGCAAGTTTATTAGCCCTTTCTGTATTTAATGATTTAAGAAGCAGTGTGATTTCACTAATTCTTTGATTAACTTTTTTTAAATCCGCTTTTAAATATTCAATCCGTTCTTCATTAATTTTTTTATTAAACCGTTTGAGCTGGTCAAAATCATGTTTTAATTGCCCATCTTTAAATAATACGCCCGCTTCTTCAAATAACGCCCACGCAGCTTCAGTATCAAAAAGAATTTTGTTGGGCTTGGTTGATTCATGTAAACGCTGTTTTTTTCCGCTCAGGTAGTAAAGCTCGTCGTTTAATGAAACTATATCATCGTCAATTTTATCTACTAACATTTTGATAGCTTCCTTATCCTCATTGGCAAAATCCAACTCGGATAATGTTTTTTCAAAAGAAGTAATTTCAGCTTCAATAAATGCAATTTGCGATTCTATTTCAGACAATCCTTTCTTATCAATTTTATTAATTTTTTTCAACAGCTTAATTTCTGCTGTCGCTGTTTTCAGTTCTTCCGCTTTTTCATATAACTGAATTAAAAGTTTATCATCAAAGCCTAGTAATCGAGCAAGTAAAGGTTTCCAATCTTTATCGCTCGATTTTGAATTTTTTCCCAATTGGAAAACACTGCCAAAGTCAGATTGATTACGCAACAAATAACCTATAAATTTGCGATATGAATAGCCTTTGATAAAGTAGAAATTTAGCAAGCTGTCTAAATAACTTATTGCATTTGCTTTTGTTTCATTAAAAATTGTCCACTCACTTTCTAACAAACCGACAAAATTTTGTAATGGCTCAGTATGTCGCTTAAAACTTATTTTAGAGGGCGTATTAACACAACGGCAAAGAGTGACATATTCGGGGGTTTCTGTTGGTTTATGTGAATTTAAATGAATTTCTAAATAAAATTCCCAGTTTTTGAATTGATTATTTTGTAATAAAAAAGAATTTTTATGGTCATTGATAAAACAAAAATCAATGATTTGTGCCAGTGTTGATTTTCCTAAATTATGAGAATGCTTTTTTTCCTCATTCAGCGAATACTTTTCGTTTTTAACCTCTCCAACAATAGCATTTACACCACTGTTAAAATCCAGTGTGGAAAAAATATGCGGATAATTAGTGTATAGTCTTGAAAGTTTCATTATTATTTACCGATGTATTCAAAGCGATCTGTTTTAGTATGATACTCAATTAAACCAAGCAAATATAGCAAATTTATTGCAGGCATAAATAATACATAATCAGAACCGGTCTTTGCTTTTACCAGTGAAAGTAAAGCGGAAAAATCCATCTGTTTATTCGTTCTTAATGCATCCAGTAATAACGCTGTGGTATACATAATCGATTTGTCAGGGTCGGTGTGTTTATCAGGTGTTATTCTTAACATTTTCTATTCCACATTTTTTCCAATATCACAATGCCAATACATATAATGTATAAGGATTTGCAGGATAATTTTTGAATTTCCTGCTTTTAAGGTTTTATCATGCTCTTCTTCATCTTGAATAATTTGATAAAGTTTCTCGTCTAAATAGTCAAATTTATTTCTATAATGATGTAGCTGTAATGAAATATGTTTAGTGAGGTTTGTATAATCCCGTTTTAAATCGCTATTATCAGGGTTGGCTAACAATTTATCTATTCTAAAGAACTCGTCAGCATATTGACTGATGATAAATTGAGTGAATTCATCACTTGCATTATTCAGTTTATTTTTCTCATCCAGCGTTGTTCTATCAACTACATTTAAACTTTTTTCAGAATGGTCTAATTTTTTGGCACAAGTTTTGATTACTTTTGCAATCAAGGAATCATCAACTAGATTAAATCGTCTTCGGGCAAGTTCTATTAACCCCGATTTTTTCAATATTTGTTCATTACTTTGTAAAAAACGTACTAATTTTTCCTTTCCCCATATTTGGATATGTTGGTGAGGCAATCCTGTCATATCAGATAATCTATTTAACAGTTTGGGTAAGGAATTTGCCGTCAGCTTGCGATTTGTAGCGAGAATATAATAGCCCAATTCTCCTTCTTCCCTCAACTTTTTCAATTTGGGCAATTCTTTTTCAATCAGATTATTAAACTCTCTTTCCCCTGTTGTTTTGTTATAACCATAAGTAAATTTTGCTTGGATAATAATAGCTTGACGCCCTTTAGGTTCCCAACATTCTTGTTTGCTTGGGTAGTTATTGGTTTTATGATGAAACCGTGCATCACGCCCTCCATCTTTTCCTAGAGCAAACCCCGTTACACCCTCACCTAAAATAACAGAACAGACAGCTACAATAAACTCTTCAAAATGTTCTGAATTTTCAATTAAATCAAGATAATTAAAACGCATTTTTAGTTTCCTTTTGCCCGGCTATCCCCTACAAATCCTTTGGGTTGAGGGGGACGACTCGGATAAATTTTCCGACGATTTCTGCGGTGTCGAATAATTCTTCTGTAATGTCGAAAGGGTCGTAAAGTTTGTTGTCGCTTAAGGCTCGGATTATGCCGGTGGGGAGTTGTTGGAGGCGTTTTATGTAGTCTTTGCCGTTAAGTCGAAAGGCATAAATTCCGTCGCCGGCAAAATAGGTAATATTGGTATCAATAAAAACGAGGTCTTTTGATGAGATGGTGGGTTCCATGCTGTCCGTGGGGACTTTAAAAATACAGATCCCTTTTTCACTATAACGTCCGATTATTTGCATCATACCTTCAGGGGTGAGCCAAATGCTCGAAATGGTCTCCGGGTAATCCGAGTTAATGATTCCGTCTCCGGCGGATAGTTGAAAATCATATCGGTTTATGCGGTGAGTATGCTTTTCGTCGGGTTCATTGCTCACCAATATAGAAGAATGAGGCGTAATATTGGGTTCTCCTTCGCCTGTCTTTAACCAATGCACATCAACGCCAAGTGCGGTCGCTATTTCAACTATATTTTTAGGGGAGCGAGTTTCACCACGAACAATTTTAGAAATAGCCTGCTGTGACACACCAACTTTCTTTGCAAAAGAGTTAACGGAAAGACGTTGTGCATACAATGTATCTTGAAGTCTCGTTGCTAAATTAGACATAAAATCTCCTTTGGTTATAAAAATACAACTTAAGTTATAAAAAAACAAGTTAATAATAGTTGAATGTTTTCAACTTTAGTAGTAATATAATAACAACTTTAGTTGAAATTGGGATTGAAATTAGTTTATATGAGTAAAATTTCAAATGTTATTAATATTTGTGGTAGTCAATCTGCTGTAGCCAGAATTTGCGGAGTTAGTCAAAGTGCAGTATTGAAATGGCTAAACGGCGGAAAAATGGATGTGAAATATATCCCGTCCCTTATCAAGGCGACTAATGGCGAGGTAACGCCCGAGGATTTACGCCCTGATGTGGATTGGGAGGTTATTCGGCAATGCTGGGAGCGTAAAGATGGCAAATATGAATCATAAGTGTGCCAATTGCGGTAGTCATAGTATGCGGGTTCGTCATTCTGAATCCGTCGGTATGTTGGTGATTGAGGCAATTTGGGTTTGTAATAGTTGTTCTACTAAACATCATATTTATAGCGAAATTGTGACGGTGCAAACGCCTACTTATCATGAGCGTCCGGAGGTAAAGCGGATTAATAAACCGTTGTTACAAAGTGATACAAATACGAAGGATTTGTTTGAGGCAAGTCCAATCGACGAAGACACGTAATCTATTATTTCTTTCTTTTTAGATAAAAAATCGCTGTTTTTTAATGGCGTGGGTTTTTGCAACCTAAAAAAGGGCGGATGTAATCCGCCCCTACAGTAGGCAATCACATTTGCACAAACAGGAATTAAAGGCAGGGCGGATCATATTCGCCTAAATGGAAAACAACACATATGAGGAAACACAACATGATTAAACAAAAATTTCATCAAAAATGTACTGCAATGAATAAAAAACGTATCAATCTTTTTAAGATGGAAAAGCGTTTGGCAAATATTGAACGTAAATTTGAAATACAAAAAAAAATGAATAGGGTAAATATTGAGCTTCATCAAAGTTATCAAATCACTAATGAGGAAATTTTGCAACGTTTAAGCGAATTGGAACGTGTCGTGTTGCCCGCTGTGAAAACAGACGGTGAGAAAAAACCAGGTTGCGTTCGCCGTTTTTTGACGTCGTTTTGGGATTTTTTGGCTCGCTAGGCTTGAGGGGGAGTTATGGGTCATTTTGATGTGGAGAGCATTATTGTTCAGCGGTTACCCGATCATGAGGCGGTTTCTAAGGCGGGGTTTGCTTCTTTGCGGCGTATTTTAAATCAGTCGCCTAATGCTGCCGAGCGTATTTTTGATGCCTTGCCGATGGAGCAGAAATATGCGTTGTTTGATAAGGCGAAATTAGAGACGTCGGATTTGGTCGATCCGTTGAATTATCAATATTCTAAATTGATACATTTTAATGAATCCGGGCAGAAGAAGATTTCAAATGCCATTTTTAGTACGTTGAATGCACTTTTGCCGTTCTATCATGCGGGGGTGAAAAAGCGTGATTTTATTGTGAAGGGGTCTGTATGACGGATTATATTTTTGAGCTTTCTGATTGTTATTTGTTACGAATTCGTCAGGGTGTTTATGAGATTTTAAAGGTTGAGCCGGGCGAAAAAGCGGTTTTTATGTTGGAGCAGAAAGGTAGCTCGGCTCGGCAGGTGATGTGTTGTAGAAAATTTGAGGATGTCATTGAGGCGTTAATTCGTTGTGAGTTACGCAATGAGGATGTGAATACGTTGTTTGATATTCTCAATGTGTTGCAGGCGATTTATGCGGAAGTGCGAGAGTTGAAGGCTCATATTCCGCCATCGTTTTAAGTTGTTGAGTAGGCTTTTATGGCATTCGTGACGGTATTTAAAAACGAGCAAAAGGAAACTGCGGTGCCTTTTTTCCAGGTTTCCCCTCGTGTTCCTCATAAAGAGGAAAAAACAGGGACACAAGCTCAGATGGAGCTTTTTAATACTGTTCCCGAAAGCTATGTGTTTGTTGAGAAATTATTGGCGAAATTGCCACGTGAACGACAACGTGAGCATTTTCGCCATTTGTATTTAAATGAGTATCGTTCTGTCGAGGATGACGGGTCGATTTCGTTTGCTTTCGGGAATAAACAACGTAGACATGCTAATACTTGGTTGCGTGAAACCTTGGGTACTCGTTTACGCCTTGTGTTCGATCAGTATCGTTGCAATATGGCTTGGTTGTTGGCGTTTGATGAGCGTGATCCGAAATGGTTAGCGGATTTGTCCTTTGATGTGTTGGAAAAAAAACAACCGCACAATGGGGATTTATTGCCGGTAACCGGCGAGCCGGAGGAATATGAAAGCCGGTTGTTGCGTGAGCAACATGAGATTTTGAAGTTACGCAAGAATTTTGAGCATTATAGCCGTCAAGAATGTCAACGTGCAAAAATGCCTTTTTATTTGTTGAGCGAGAAGAAGCTGGAGGAGATTGCTTATAAATTGGCTACGCTGTTTGCTAATGTTCAGCGTGGTTATATGTTGGATTTGGTGGAAAAAGGGCGGTCGGATTTAAGCGATGATGAGTTTAATGAGCATATGCGGAAGATTTATCAGTTATGCGGTGAGGCTTGTGAAAATATTGGTTTTCCTGTTTCACATTGGGATAAGTTTAAGAAAGGAAAGCCGGTTAGATTGGATTATATTGATACGGTTTTTCATAAGATTATTTGTGAGAAATATTGGTTTAAGCGTATGCGGAAGGTGCAGAAAAAGATGGTTGAGCATGTTGCGATTGCCTGTGGCGAGGTTTGCAAACGCAGAAGCAATTATATTTCAAGAGCCGGTTTTTCTGAGTATTTGCATGAGATTAAGAAAAACTATGATTTTTTGAAACAGATGATTATTGAGAATATCGACGATCCGAGTGAGCAAGCTGAGCTGTTTGATATGTATTTGAAATCTTCTGCGAATCCTGCTCAGCGTCGGATTGAGTTGATGACCCGTTTGAGAGGGTTGGAGGAGTGGGCGGAGGAGTCCGATCATCATGCGTTGTTTTTAACGCTGACCGCCCCTTCATCATTCCATGCAATCCATAATGACGGTACGCAAAATAAGAAATGGAAAGGGGCTAATCCTAAGCAAACGCAGGACTATTTGAATAAGATTTGGGGGCAATTCAGGGCGTTATTGAAAAAACGTAATATTGCTTTTTATGGTATGCGTGTCGCTGAACCTCATCATGACGCAACGCCCCATTGGCATTTGTTGGTTTATGTCCATGAGACGCATCGTGAAGAGGTGGTGAGATTGTTTCGTGAAAAAGCGTTGGAGCTTGACGGTGATGAAATGGGGGCTAAAAAACATCGCTGTAAAATCGAAGATTGCGATAAAACTAAGGGCTCGGCAACGGGGTATATTGCTAAGTATATTTCAAAAAATATTAATGGTTTTGCTTTAGATGGTGAGCGGTCTGATGAAGATGCCGATATGAGTTTAAAAGATAATGCTAAAAAAGCGAGAGCATGGGCGAGCCTTTGGGGTATTCGTCAGTTTCAATTTTATGGGGATAAATATGTCGGTGTGTGGCGTGAATTACGCCGTCTTGTTGCCGGTCAAGCTGATGATGAATTGGTTGAAGAGGCAAGAATTTGTGCAGATATTGGCGATTATGCCGCTTTTATGAAACGTCTTGGGGGTCCGTTGGCGTTGCGTAAGGATGTGCCGTTGTGTTTGCATTATGAGGAAAGCGAGGTTAATCAATACCCAGCGGGCAACCTTGGACTTGTGTCAGTAACTGTAACCTTGAAAATTTAGTAAGAAGGGAGGAAATTGTTCAAAAAATAAAAGAAGCGATACGACCAATTGGGAAACCGTTGAATGAGCATGCAATTAATCATTTGTTGAAAGGTAGATCGGTTAGATTGAATGCGATGACATCGGTGAAACTTATCAATGATGAGGTGTTTATTTCAGATCACTCTGTGCCTTTACGTTCGTTTTATGGGAATGAGCATAATGAGCCGAGTTTTTTAGAGAAATTAAGGAATTTTAGAGGAAATTTTTATGGAAGCGATGAAAGAAGCGATAACCAATGAGGATATTTTAAGGGAGTTGCAAGCTGTGCGTGAGTTGTTGAAGGTGGCAAACTATACGCAAACTAATCAAGCTATTTGGACGGCTCAAGATGTGGCTAATTATTTTAAGATGAGCTATGAGCATACGAAACGTTCTATTATGTCCGATCCGGATTTTCCGGATGCGGTGAAGTTGCAATGTCGCACGGGTGGACGTTCTGCTAATCGTTGGATTGCAGGCGATGTGATTGCGTTTGCTCGTAAACGTCAACGAGCAAAACGTTAATCCAGTAATAAGGCAACTTTTTTCATATCCGGGGCGTAGTAGGTGTTTTGTAAGATACTTAGATCTCTATGTCCGGATATTTTCGCTAAGGTCATTACGTCGACTTTTTCCGCCAGTCTTGTTAGTGCTTCTCGCCTTGTGTCGTGAAAATGGAGATCTTCTACCATTATTCTGTTTTTTAGCTTTCTGAATAATGCATCAAGTCTTGAGGTTGTTAGTTGAAATACGCTTTCTCCCTCTGTGATTTGTTCCAATAATTTTAATATTTTTATTGCGGTGGTTGATAGGGGTACATCTCTTGACCAGCCGTTTTTTGTTTGTGGGAGATGGGCTATTTTGTCGTCAAAATGGACGTGTTCCCATGTTAGGTTGACTATTTCTCCTGCCCTCATTGCTGTTTCTATGGCGAATAATATCGCTGCTCCTACTCTTGCGGTCGCTGTTGTTGGCGGTTCGTTCCAAGAAAAACCGGATGTATAGACTAAGGCATCTATTTCTTGTTGGCTGTAGCGTCTCGTTCTTGGTTTGGGGGCTTTCGGTTTTTTGACCCCTTTTAGTGGGTTGGTTTTGAGTAGTTTCCATTCTGTGATTGCGACGTTTAGTATGTGTCCGATGACCGCCCATTCTCTTAATACTGTTGCTGAGGAGACTTTTTTTAGTCGTTCATCTCGCCATTGTTTGAAGTCGTCTTCGTTTAGGTGTCTCAGTGATATTTTGCTGATGGGTAATGCTTGGAAACGGTAGAGAAATTGTCGTTCTTTTTTTGCTCCTCGTTTTTGTGGTGTGACTTCGTTTAGGTATCTGTCTATCACTTTTTCTAGAGGGATGTTAGCCACTTCTTGATATAAATTTTCCATTATTTCCGCTTCTATTTTGTTTGCCCATGCGAACGCTTGTGCTTTTGTGCGAAATGTTTTTGTTTTTAGAACGTTCTTTTTGCGGACTATTGCTCGCCATTTCTCTCCCCGTTTTTGGTAAGTTGCCAT